AGTGTTAGTGGTACTGAGACTTCATTTGATGATCAAGGATTTGAAACCATAACTCTTAATGAATCTAATTACTTTGATGATCCTCGTATGATCGCTTCTAAAGTAAATGAAAATAGTAAGTTAAGTTCTTTACCTGGTAACAAATCACTCAACATACAATGTGATTTAAATAGTAATAGCAGTGATATATCACCAGTTATTGATATTGACAGAGTAAGTGCTATTCTTACAACCAATAGAGTTGATGATACTGTTGGAATTTTTGCAAATGATGCTAGAGTGAAAATACCTGGTGAGGATCCAACATCAGCAACTTATGTTACTAAGAACGTAGGACTTGAAGTTCCTTCTACAGGACTTAAAGTTATGTTCTCTGCTAATAGAGCTTCTACTGCTGATATAAGAGTTGCATATGCACTCTTTAGAAAAGATGATGCTGAGAATGAATTCCGTTATCAGTTATTCCCAGGCTATGATAATCTTGATGAAAGTGGTCAAATTATTAATGTAAGAAACAATTCAGGTCTTCCTGATACATTTGTTGCTCCTTCAATGCAGAAGGACACCTTCCGTGAGTATGAATTTACCATAGATTCTCTTAAAGAATTTGATGGATTTAAGATTAAAATTATGATGACCGCAACAAATCAGGCACGTCCTCCAAGGATATCTGAATTTAGAGCGATTGCATTATCATGATCCCTGTAAAAGATAACCATTCTCTTTACAGAGATGAAAACTCAAACGCAATTGTTTCAACTGACATGACTGCCTACAAAAATTACATTAATGCTCGAAATCATAAAAAAAGTGAGAGGGCAGAAATAGATGAACTTAAAGGTGAACTCAAAGAGATTAAGGAAATGTTAAGGAGTATCGTAAATGGCAACTAGAACCTTCACATTTGATTCAACTTCTGATTACCCATCAGTTTCTGATTTGGTAGTTAATGTTGGTGCATCATTTACTTGTACTTTTACAGTTAATGATACGTCTGGTACTGCGATAGATTTTACCAACTATACTGCAGAGTCTTCTCAGATGGCAAAGTATGTTGGAGCTGGTGTAACTGCAACATTTTCAGTTGGATTTTCCAGTGCTTATGATGGTAAAATGTTTATTGGGTTAACAACAACTCAGACTTCAGAATTAAAAGAAGGAAGACATGTATATGATGTTAATGTTAAGACAGGAGATACGGTTTATAGGATAGTTGAAGGTCAAATAATGGTTAGGGGTGGTATATCATCCACTCTTTGATAAATACTTAGAAAACTGGGAATATGTCAAAGCCAGCTTCGAGAACTGAATTAATCGATTACGCTAAGAGGCAACTTGGTGCTCCCGTTCTCGAAATAAATGTTGCTGATGAACAGATCAGTGATCTGTTAGATGATGCATTCCAATTTTGGAATGAAAGACATTATGATGGTGTCGTGAAGATGCCTATGAAATATCAATTTACTGAGGATGATATTAATAGAGGTAATGGTACAGTAGGAATTGTAACAACAAATGTCACACAACCAGCAAGCTCAGGTATAGGAACTACTGCTGGTGCTGATGCTACATTTAAGTTTACTGAGAATAGTAATTATATTAAGATGCCTGATAGTATCATAGGTGTTAATAAGATATACAGGTTTGATGGTTCTAATACCATGACCAATAATATGTTCAGTGTTAAATATCAGTTATTCTTAAATGATGTTTATTACTTTGATTCACTTGAATTGTTGACATATGCAATGACAAAGACGAAGTTAGAAGATATTGATTTCCTATTGAATACTGAGAAGCAAATTAGATATAATATTAGACAAGATAGATTATATCTTGATATTGACTGGGGGGAGGTAACTAAAGACACTTATATTATTATTGATTGTTGGAGGATTCTTGATCCATCAGATTCTACTAAAGTTTATAATGACAGATTCTTAAAGAGATACTTTACTGCTTTATTAAAAAAACAGTGGGGACAGAATCTGATTAAATTCCAAGGAGTTAAACTTCCTGGTGGAATTGAATTGAATGGTCGTCAAATATATGATGATGCTCAACTTGAATTAGATAAGATTCAAGAGAGAATGACTTGGGATTATGAAGAATTACCACTTGACATGATAGGCTAATGGCATTAAATCCATTTTTTACGCAGGGAACTAAAAACGAACAGAATTTAGTTCAGGATTTAATCAACGAACAGTTGAAGATGTATGGTGTTGAGTGTTATTATCTTCCTCGTAAATACTTAACAACTAATACTGTTATTAGAGAAGTAGTTCAGTCTAAGTTTGATGATGCTTATCCACTAGAAGCATATGTCAATAACTACGATGTCTATCAAGGAAATGGTACAGTATTGTCAAAGTTTGGTATTGAGGTTCAGCAAGATATTAACCTTACCATATCCAAAGACAGGTTCGAGAATTATATCACCCCTCTTATTAGAAATGAGACGGGAATTAAATTATCCACCAGACCAAAAGAAGGAGATCTTATCTGGTTCCCGCTTGACGATAGACTGTACGAAATTAAGTTCGTCGAACATGCGAAACCATTCTATCAATTAAAAGAACTCTATGTCTACGAATTACAATGTGAAGTATTCCGTTATGAAGACGAAACAGTTGACACTGGAATTAGTTCTATTGATGACGAAACAGAAGAAATTGGATATTCCCAAACTCTCACACTTACTGGTGTCGGAACAACAGCTACTGCTGTCACCACATTTAGAAACGGCGGTATTCAGTTCATTGACCTCCTTAATTCTGGAAGTGGATACAGAGCTACCCCTACAGTTGCCATTTCTTCTGCTCCAGGTGGCGGCATTACAGCTACTGCTGTAGCAATAACAACCAGTGTAGTTGGTCTTACTACATCATATGCCATTGAAAGTGTACGCATAACTGATCCTGGTGCAGGATATACAGAGATACCATCAGTAACCTTTACTGGAGGTGGTGGAACAGGTATTGCTGTAACGGTTGGTATAGCAACAACTGGAACAGTCGGTGTGGTTACTATTACAGACGGTGGTTCAGGATATTATGGAACTACCCCTACAATCACTTTCACTGCGCCTGGAACGGGTACAACGGCAGTTGGAGAGGTAGTTGCTGTTGGAGGCACTATACAGTCTGCTAGACTTTCTAACGCAGGTGCTGGATATACTGCAGTACCTACTATTACTATTAGTAATCCTGGATTACTTGGTTCTGGTGATTTCTACTTTAATGAAGAAGTTACAGGCGGAACTACAGGAACTAAGGCCAGAGTCAAGTCTTGGGATGCAACAACTAAGACCCTTGTGGTTGGTATTGCAACAGGAACATTCCTCCAAGGAGAATCTATTACTGGTGACGAATCCTCAGCAGTTTATACTCTTGCAGTTGATACTACTGATGATATAGTAACCCCATATGCAGATAATCAAACTATTCAATCAGAAGGAGATGATATACTAGATTGGACACGTAAAAATCCATTTGGAGATGCCTAATGCCACTTCCTGAAATTCCTTATGATGCGTGGTTCCATGATGAACCATACAATCCTTTAGATTCCATGCCAATAGCAACAAACGAACCTATCGATACATCACCATCAGAAATTCAACCACCTGGTGTAGATCAAGAAGAAGATAAAACTATACATGAAAAGATGTATAAAATTGCCACTGCAAAATATAATCCTTTTGCTGTAGGAGGGTCTGAAAACATTAAAGATTTAGGTGGTGGCTCAGAACTTGTTAAATAGTAAGTAGTCGAATTATTATCTGTGTTTGAATATTTCTATAATGAGATTCTGCGAAAAACCGTAATTGGTTTTGGATCCCTCTTCAATAACATACAGATCAAGCATTTAGACAGTGATAAAAAAGCTGTCAGTGTGATGAAAGTGCCATTGGCATATGGTCCAATCCAGAAGTTTTTAGCAAGGATTGAGCAAGCACCAGATCTAAAGAACGCACAAACTTTAACTTTACCTCGACTATCATTTGAGTTTACTGGTTTAAGTTACGATCCTTCTAGAAAGGTAACTCAGACTCAAACTTTCTTATCTGCTCCTACATCTGATAAGACTAAAGCAAAGAAAGTCTATATGCCAGTTCCATATAATATGACTTTTGAACTTAATATGATTGCAAAACTAAATGATGATGCTTTGCAAATTGTTGAACAAATATTACCATACTTCCAACCTTCTTACAACCTAACAATTAATATGCTCTCTACTATAGGAGAGAAAAGAGATGTACCTATAGTTTTAGATAGCGTTACGTTTACCGATGATTATGAAGGAGATTTTTCGGAACGTAGAGCTTTAATCTACACAATGACATTTACTGCCAAGACATATCTATTCGGACCTATACCAGAATCATCAAGTGGTTTAATTAAAAAAGCAACCATTGATTACAGCACTAGAAAAGGTAAGGACTTTAGAAGAGAAGTTCGCTATAGTGTTACACCTCAGGCAGTTAAAGATTATACTAATGATGGAACTACATATTTGGCAGAAACTTTAGATACTAAAGAAACTCTTGTTACCGTAGCAGATTCTTCTGCACTTAGTGTAGATAATCACATTTACGTTGGCACTGAGAATATGAAGATCAAAGAGATTGATGGCAATAATCTCGTTGTTCTTCGTGGACAAGAGGGAACCAGTGCTGCAGAACATGTCAATGGTGCTACAGTAGATCTTATTACTGCTGCTGATGATGCACTTATTGATATAGGTGATGATTTTGGATTCAATGAAACAACTTCATTCTTCCAAGACTTTAAGCAGTATAGTCCATCTCAGAATAAGGATGTATAATTATGGCAGACTTTACAGAATTGGAAAAGACTTTTGATGTAGCAACTGAAGTTGTAGCAGATGTTAAGAAGGTTGGTATTCAAAAACCACCTAAAGATCGGGATAAAACCGATATCAGAAATGATTACGAATACACAAGAGGCAATTTATACTCTATCATTGAAAAAGGACAAGAAGCAATTAATGGAATTCTTGAACTTGCTCAAGAGAGTGACATGCCAAGAGCATACGAAGTTGCTGGACAATTAGTTAAATCAGTTTCAGATGCTACAGATAAATTAATGGATCTGCAGAAGAAACTTAAAGATGTTGAAGAGGAATCAGTACAGAAAGGACCATCCACTGTTAACAATTCTCTTTTTGTTGGATCAACTGCTGATTTGGCAAAGATGCTAAAAGAGGCCACTAAGGCCCAAAATAAATAGAAATATGGTAAACAAAACTCCTCTTGCTGATCTTCCGTCAATAGACGAGTTTATTGTCGAGCCTACATTACCGTCGGTAGATGATTTCTTACCAAAAGAAGAACTTGTAGAAGAAGTTCAAACCATTGAGGATGCCGATGGGAACTCCTTTTTAGAAGTAGAGGATGTTATCAAAGCACCTGAATGGGGTGAGTTGGTAAGGATGGTTAATGATGTCCGTAATGACATACCAGAGATACCAGAAATAAAAGATTACGCACCAGAATTAGAAGAGTTATCTGCTAGTATTCAACAGGTAAAGGATGAGATACCAGTAGTACCTGAAGTTAGATATTATGAAAATGAGTTAGAAGCATTAAAAGAATCAATTGATAAAGTTGAGAATTCTATACCAACTTTACCTAATTGGATTCATAAAGTTACAGAAGTCCCTGATTTTGCTTGGGTTGGAAAAGGGTTCAATGTTATTGATGAAGACTTTAGAGGAGTTAGAGATACCATCTCAACACTGGCTACCAGAGTAACTGCTGAACTAGAGAAAATACATGAAGAAAATGACACTAAGACATTTGAGACAAAGACTGATTTTAAGACTATTCATGAAAGAGTTGATGTTGTAAGAAAGGATATCTTTAAAGAACTTAAAGAACAATCTACTGTTATTTGGAATCTTCAGAAGAAATTAAAGAACAATCAGAAAGAGTTTGAGATAACTTTTAATGAAAAGGTAGGTGAAAGATTTGATGCTTTTAGTGAAGTAACAAAGAAAACTGTAGATAACTTACAAGAGTCTTTCGTAGAGTCTACAGATAATCTTGCCAAGCATATGGATGGTGAGGTTAAGTCTCTTCAAGAAAGAATAAAGAGTTTACCTAAACCAAAGTATTATGAAGAAGATTTAAAAAATATTAGAAAGGAAATTAAAAATTTAACTGAGTTGAAAGCTCTGGTATATGATATACAGTTGAAGCAGAAAGATCTTTCAATGATTCAAGAAGGTATATTAAATGAACCACCAGACACTGCAGAGAATATTGGTAGTGGTCAAGATCCATTAACACCAATGGATCAGAAGTTTGCTACTTTACAAGATTTAGCAGAACATTATAGAATTTTCATCAATAGAATCCAGACCCAACTGTCAACTATGGGTGGCGGTGGTGCTGGAGCCATAAAGGATTTGGATGATGTTGATTTTGATCAGACTACTGGTGATAATAAGTTATTAATATTCGATAAAGCAAATACTAAATGGGTAGGTATTGCTAGTACTGCTCTTGCTCCTGCTGCAGAGACTTTAGATCAAACATTAACACAAGGTAATAGTTCATCACTTGGAATGAGTGTTGGTATTGTTACTGCTACTGGTACTGTTATTAGTGGTGTTGCTACATTTAGTGATACTACAGAATCAACCTCCACAACTACTGGAGCATTGATTATATCTGGTGGTGTTGGTATAGCAAAGAGTCTTTTTGTTTCTGGAAATATTTCTGCTGGTGGAACTATAACATATGAAGATGTAACCAATGTAGACTCTCAGGGTATTGGTACATTTAGACAAGGTATTAAAGTTGGACCTCCTACTTCCATAGGTTCAAGTCTTCATTCTAATGGTAATGCAGTGTTTGCTGGAATAGTAACTGCTGCAACCGTTTCTGCTGGTGGCACTGATGTTGCTACTGCTCTTGGACAGAAGGCATCAATAGGAATGGTATTAGCACTAGGATGAAGACATTTAAACAGTTCATGTCGGAAAGTCCCAATATGTCTGGCCCAGTTGGACCAAACAATCCTTCTATGGCGGGATATGTACCAAAACTGTTTCCACATGATACAACTCCCTTAGATCAAGGTTTCCAAGGACCAGGTGAGACAGGACAAGATAGGTATAATAGATTCTTTGGAGTGGTTCCTGTAGAGAAGATGACTCTACAAACTAGACTTGATGGGAATGATTCTATTGATGGGATGGTAGATGCCTCAAAAGAGTATGTTAATAAGATAGATGATCACAATAGTATTGTAAGGTTAAATCAAGTTAAGAGATGGTCAATGGGTGTTAGAGACTAAATTCGTATATATATTAAGCCCTGCAAAAAGTGAATGGCTGAGGAAGTAAAAGAAGAAATCAAAGAGGAAGAGGTTGCTGAAGAAAAAGGTGCTCTTGGTAAGTTAAAGGATGCAATCTTACCAGACGCTGAAGAACAAGCAGCAATTGTTAGTACATTTGTACGTCTAGGCGTGTTGGTGTGGTCGGGTGGAATATTGACTCTTAATTATGTGGCTATCCCAGGTGTACCACAACAAAAAATAGATCCAACTTTTATTGCTTCGGTATTTACA